AAACATAAGTTTATAAATAAGACAACTATTTTAGCATCAATTAAAAAAATATTTTGTTGTAAATAAATAATATAAAATCTAAATATAAACTTTGTGTATGAAAAACAAAAAAAGATATATATTATATTAGTAGTATATATTTAATATATAAATATCTAATACCAATAAAAAATACCAATAACAAATGACAACAGCAAATAAAAAAAATTTTAATATATCAAAAATTAATGGTTTGCCAGATATAAATGATCCATTAAATAGTGTAAATATAAATAATTCAATAAAAATTCCAAAATCTGCACTTTCAACAAATACAATATCTGATAATTCAAATGCAGGTATATTAATAAAAGATATAAATAGCAATGGTTCGGGTAGTTTTTATAATATTAAAGTTGATAGTTCCGAATCAGATTTACCCGCTTTATATTTTAATAGTAATTTAGTAATTGATTCCAGTAATCTATTAAGCGAATTAGAGAATATATTAGTCGACTATCCTTTAGAAACATCTAATATTATAATACAAGGTGGTTATATAAATTTTTTTAATGGTTCTGGCTCTAACATTAATACAAATCAAGGTTCAACTGGTGTTGGAATAAGATATAGTAGTAATAGCACTGTGCAATTTAAAAATTATGATACAGATTGGATAGATTTAGCGGATATTACTACACACGACCAATTTAGCGAATTGAATGATGTTGATGTTCATACAAATCCCCTTTTAAATAATCAATATATTAAATACAATTTAGCATCAAATGTATTTGTTAATTCAAATTTAGCAATAGTAAATGATATTACACCTAGACTTGGTGGGAATTTAATAATAGGTGAAAATTTACTGCAATTTGGCAATACTGCTTCTAGATTAGTTTATAATTCATTAGGAACAACTAATATAATAGATAATAATCTATTAGTATTAAAAAATAATACTACATTTACAGGAATATCTAATTATTTAGAAATAAATAATGCTGTATTGGGAAATGATCCATTTATAATTGCTAAAAGCACATCAAATTTTGATACAGATATTGGTGTATCATTAAAAACTACTGGAACAGGTAATATAAACTTAAATGCAGAGGAGGGTAATGTTTATGCTAATTCGGATTCATTAGTGATTAGTGGTTTTATTACAAGTAGTATATATAGAGCTAGTAGCAAAGTTGGCGGATATTTACCAGAAACACCTTGGACTATTCCAATTACTAGTGATACTATTTTATTCGATTTTGTCAATATTTCGCAATCTGGAACATATTGGGCGAATGTTAGTGCAGGTATTAGCGATGGGCAAAAATTAAACTTAATTTATAATAATATTGGCTCAAATAGTATAAGTGTTATTACAGATTTTGGCTCAAATGGTATAATTACAAATACAGGATATTCAAATGGTTTGGTTTTTTCATCAACGGGTAAAAGCACATCATTAGTATATTTAGGAGGTGGAATAGATGCATGGCAAATATTAAATACAGGTTATAATTCTGTTTTCTAAGGATAAAATATAAAAAATGTATCTAGACTAATAAATGTATCTAGACTAAAATAATTCTTTTTCAACTTTTTCTTTATCATATATACCAATTGTAGGTGAACTATCCCATTTACTATAAGATATAATAATTTGCTTTTCTTCAACAACTAATCCTAGTGCATATTCAATCTTATCTCCTTCAAATTTAAATAAGTTAGACCATCTATTAATATTCATTGTAGTTTTATCAAATACTGCAAATATATGGTAATAATGTCTAGGTTGACAATATTCGACAATATGGCATAAAAACCATATTTCATTTCCAAATTCATAACCATTTGATGAACCTCTTACATGTTTAAAATAATTTGGCATATCTTTAGTATTTTTTATTTCTAATATAGGATTGTTAGGATTGCTAGGATTGCTAGGATTGCTAGGATTAATCTTACCAATTGTAAGTGGATACCATTGATATATTATATTGAGTTCATTATTAGCATCATAATAAAATACCCAATTTTTTTCACAAGTTTTATTATATGGTGTTTCTACTACATTGTATTGCAAAGTTTTATCGGTAGATAGATTAATTTCACCATAACCCATAGATATACAATTATTTATAGGATTTTCACAAGTTCCTAAAAATACAAGTTGATTACCATCACCATCACCAGTTTGCATCATATAATATGGTTTTAGGTCTTCTATTCCAACATAACGCAAATTATTATTTTCTGGTATAAGAACAATAGGTTCACCAATCATATTAAATTCTTCATCTAAATTATATATTTTATTTACTGTTGCAATTTTGCCATCATTTATAGCAAAATGATATGTGCCATTAGAATTTATTAGATAATTAACAAATCTAATATTAATCATATATTTAATATTATCATTACGATTCACCTTAAATATGCAAGGATTAGATGCATTCATTTCGTATGTAGTTCCGCAAATATTAATATTATCTTTTAATACAATACCGCCAATTTTTTTAATTAAAAAATTTGGTGTAGATAATTTAGGAGAATAAAATTTATAGTTAGATAAATGATTTGAATAGTTTTGCTTTGCATTATTCATCAATTTACAAATAATTTTATAAATATTAGGATAATTATTGTAATAACCAATAACACTTAATTCATAATCAAAACCTGTATCATAAACATCATTATGAATAAATAAACTATCATTTTTTGGATAAGGTATAGATTTACCTAACATACAAAAGTTCATAGAAAGTTTATTCATGCCTTTTACTCGATAATATTTGCAAATTTCGTATATTGTTTCACTACGAGCAGAATGTAGATTATAACCATTAAGCCATGTAAATATTGCCATTGCATCTTGTTTTGTACTCATATATGCGTGTCCAAGGTTAAGATGAGAATAAAATATTTCTTCAACCCAACCACCCAATTCAATACGTTTTTTATAATAAGGTATACTTTCCTCATGTCTACCAGTATTAAAATATGAATTTGCCAAATAGAAATAATAGCGACCATTATTTGGTTCTTCTTCAATACCTTGTTTTAAAAGTCTTATATCACGTTCAAATTTATCACCTTTACTACCACCATCACCAATATCATTTATCCAAATGGATTCTAGTTTTAATGACTTACTACCAGATGGTAAATCATAGTATTCATGAGTTGGTCCAACACACTTAGCATCAATATCAAGTTTTATTAATCTGGCATTGTAATATGATAATCCAGAACCTTTTTGAATAATTGAATATGAATCTGCAAATAGTAATTCTTTATTAAAAGAGGGTTCAATCTTAAATATCATATCTGCATCTAAAAGTAATGCATATGTAGCCTTATATTTCGCAGCCTTTAATGCAAAAGTCCTATTATATCCAAAATTTTTAAATGGTTCATAAATTACTTCACCAGATATACCTTTAGAATCAAAAAAATCTTTAATTAGTGTTGGTGTATTATCAGTAGAACCAGTATCGCATATTACATATGTATCAATTATAGGTAAAACGGATTCCAAAAGCCTTGTAATAATCTTAGATTCATTGCGAACAATCATATTAAGACATAATGTAACACCCTTTTTTACTGTTTCAATAATAATAGGTTCTACAATATTAATATTTGATGGTATAATAGGTTCCAAAGACAGAGAATTCAAAGTAAGAGAGTCTGGTATAATAGATTCCAGATTAAGAGATTCCATTATGAATTAAGAATTAGAATTAGAATTATTTATTTTATAATTTTTTTACTATTGATAGTAATTTTTTTTTTAAATAGCATCTTTTTTAAATAGATTATTTTACAAATATTATTATGTTATAAAAACTATTTAAAGATAAAATATAATTTAAAATATAATTTAAAATATAATATAAAATATAATATAAAATATCTAAAATACAACAAATACAACCAATACACATAATTATTTAATAAAATGAATCAAGGTGATTTAATTGCAAATTCTGTTAAACATTTTTTATCAAAAAATAAAGTAAAAATAATTATTGGAACACCGTGTTTTGGTGGTATGCTTCATAATGGTTATTTTCAAAGTATGATGGAGTTATCTGTTAATTTTACAAAACTAAATATTCCATTTGAAATAATAACAATTGGCAATGAAAGTCTTATTCAACGAGCTAGAAATGGTATTGTAGCTAAATTTATGGTTAATACTGATGCATCACATCTTATGTTTATTGATGCCGATATTACTTTTAGTTGGATAAGTATATTAAAATTGCTTTTAAGTGGTAAAGAATTATGTGGCGGATGTTATCCAAAGAAATGCTTTAATTGGGATAAAATTAAGCACCATATTGAAAAAAATCCTAGTTTAAAAGAAGATGAATTAATGGCAAAATCTTTAGATTATGTATTTAATCCAATTTACCATAAAGAGGGTGATAAAGTTGTAATTAAATTAGATAATGGTATGGCACAAGTTAAAGATATTGGAACAGGTTTTATGTTAATTAGTAAAAGTGCAATAAAAAAAATGATTAAAAAATTTCCAGAAACAAAATTTAGAAATAATGTAGCTGGTTATAGTCAATCAGATAATAAAAATAATAATAATGATGAGTATTTTTATGCATTATTTGATTGTTGTATTGACCCTGTTAGCAAAGTTTATTTAAGTGAAGATTATTTATTTTGTAAAAGATGGATTGATATAGGCGGTGAATTATGGTTAGATTTAAATACAAATTTAAATCATACTGGAATAATTGATTATAAAGGGTGCTTAAGTATCACCATTGGTGAGTATGATAATTTAAATAAAGATGCACAAACTATGAAACGCCAAACAGATAAAGAAAAAGATATGGAAAAGGAAAAAGAACGTATTCGTCAAACAGTAGAAGAATTTAGACTTAAACAACAAGCAGAATTGGCTAAACAACAAGAAGAATTGGCTAAACAACAACCAGAAATGGCTAAACAACAACCAGAAATGGCTAAACAACAACCAGAATTGGAAAAAAAAGAAGATAATATATCAACAGAATCAACTTTTGTAAAATATGAAAATAATCATTGCTAAATTAAAGCAACCTCATTTTGATAATAAAGTTTCCATACACGTAAATTGCCCTCACGTCCATATCTTTGTGCTCGACCTATTGCCTGCATTTCAATATCTTTATTCATTTTATGTAATATAATTATATCAGTTGTATTTTCTAAATTCATACCTGTTCCAAAGAATTTTGAATTTACTAATAATACATTAGTTTCTCCATTAGGTTGTTTATATTTTTCAATTTGTTTATTAATAGTTGTGCTACTACCACGTATTCTGTCATATTTTAAAAACCATTTATCTAAAATACTAGTTATTTTTGTATTTAAAGTGCTTTCATATTCAGTAAAAATTAAATATTTTTTTATAGAATTTTCATTATTTAAATCAAATATTTTATCCATAATTTCATACTTTGTAAAATTTATTGAATTTTGAGTTATATTTTC